CGTTTGTTGCTATGGGGAAAAAGGCTTTTGATGCGTTAGACAGTATCGGGAAAACGGCAAGCCGTACAGGATTTGCGGCTGAGAGTCTCCAGGCATTAAGACTAGGGGCGGTGGAAAGTGGATCATCAGTTGAAGCCTTAAATAAGGCTATTGAAAAATTCTCCAAGAATATTGGGGATGTTATTGTTAAAGGTACAGGAGAAGCGACTTATGCCCTAGATAGAATGGGAATTAGTCTTTACGACTCAGCAGGAGCATTAAAGGATAACGATACCATACTCAGAGAAGTTTCTGATGGCATAAAAAACATGGCATCCGAAACTGAGAAGAACTCAGCCTTGCAAGGGTTATTTGGCCGTCAGGGTATATTGATGAATCAAGTCTTTGGCGAAGGGGCAGAAGCTATTGATCGTTGGATAGTAAAAGCAAAAGAGATGGGATTTGTCGTTAGTGGCACTTCCATTAAAGCCGTAGAAGCCTTTAACGATAGATTTGCTGAATTGAAGTTTATGCTTGATGGCTTAGTTAAGCAGACATTCGCTGCTTTGGCTCCAGGATTAGAAAAGGTCATAACTGGATTTAAAGATTGGGCCGTTGAGTCGCAAAAAGCGGGTACGAATTTAGAAGATCTAGGAAAAATAATTGCAGAGACATTAGTAGAAGCATTAGCAAGATTTGTAGAAGCTATAGGCATAGCGGGACAAGGATTAGATCAATTTTTTAATAAGATAGGAAATTTCTTCAAATGGCTTAAAGCGGCATTACAAGCAAGTGTGCGTGATTTTGAAGGTATGAAAGAAACTATTGATGGTATTAAACCACCTGAGTTAAGTACCTTCGCAGCAGAAATGGTAGTCGTGGCTAATAAGATAAGACTTCTTATGCAACCTCTTGAAGATCTTAATGATGAAATAGAAACAACAGGAGATGAAGTAGAAAAGGTAATTAAACTGTTCCCAGAATTGGATGATGTCCTTACGGGATTTGGTACAGGCTTTGAAAGCATATTTAAAAATAGTGAAACCACATTAACGAAATTTTCAGACCTGGGTAAGAAGGTAGGTAAAACATTAGAAGATGGATTGACTGATGCCTTTATGAATATTGGAAGGGGGGCCGAAGGACTTAAAGATACGATGGATCAAATTTTAAAAGCTATCGTTAGAGAATTAATAAGAGTCTTTGTGGTTCAAAAGGTCGTAGGCGCTGTAACATCTAAGTTTGGTGGCGCAGCAGCAGAGGGTGGCCCCGTAAGTGGGGGAACATCTTATCTTGTTGGAGAGAAAGGGCCAGAATTGTTTACTCCTGGAAGGAGTGGGGTCATTACTCCAAACAATCAGCTTGCTACTGCGAGTGCATCTACCAATGTTAATGTTACTTTTGATATTAAATCATGGGATAGCAGAGATACCTTAGAAGCTATATCTCAACAAGCCCCCGCCATAGTGGGTATTGTAGAACAATCATTTAGAAAGCGTGGTCGTAGAGGCCCACTAGGGCCATGAGTGGTACTTTTCCCAATACACCCGCCCCCAATTCTATTGAAGTTCAATCGGTGGAACCCACTTTAATTTCAATAACGAGTAATTTAACTAGACAAGCAAGATCCAGGGGTGGCCAACGATGGGGATTTAAAGTTTCATTCGCCCCAATGACCAGGGCTGACTTTGACCCTATATTTTCTTTTGCTATTGCTCAAAGAGGGCAATACGAAACATTTACTTTTGTTCCAAAAACAATAGGAACAACAAGGGGAGAAGCTGACGAAGAACCTGTAGTAGATGGAGCGCTAAGTGCGGGAGTTACAAGTGCTTCTATTAAATCCTTAACTGCATCTACTTCCAATATTATTAGGTCAGGAGATTTTTTAAAATTTAGCGGTCATAGTAAAGTTTATATGTGTACTGCTGACATGAGCAGCGATGGTAGTGGTGATGCTACTCTTGCTTTTGTTCCCAAACTAACAACGGCTGTAAGCGATGAAGAAACAGTCATAATATCAAGCATTCCCTTTAATGTAGCATTCACAAGCGATGTAAGTATTTACGCTACAAATGCCACCACTTATTATTCTTATGAAATAGAACTGATTGAGGTTCCGTAATGGCAAACAGGGATAGTACAGCCGCATTTCAGACCGAAATTGCAAAGGCGCAAAATCAACCTATACATTTAGTCGAGATCTACTTTGATGCGCCTACGGGAACGCAGTACATGACGGATGCTTATATTCCTATCACTTATGATTCAAATACTTATTTAGCGGGTGGTTATTTTTTAACATTTAGTGATATTCAAGAAACGAGTACCCTACAAATTAATAGTTTAACTATTAGTTTATCGGGAGTAGATAAAACATATATCAATTATGTTTTGACTGAGAATTTCATTGATCGGAAAGTAATAATACGAAAAGGTTTTTTAAGTACCTCAGATGATTCTTTAATAGCAGATCCCATTATTATTTTTCAAGGCAATATGGATACTCCGACTATCCAGGAAGCAGAAGATGAAGGCAAATGTATAGTATCCGTTTCTGTTGCTAACTTGTTTGTGGATTTTGAAAAAACACCAGGAAGATATAGCAATACGGAATCCCAAAACATTTTTTATGAGGGAGATAAGGGTTTTGATTACTGTTCAAGAATTATTCAAGACATAGTATGGGGCGCTGAGTTTGATGCGGGTACTAGAGTAAATGGGGCGGGCGCATTAGCAGGAGAAGTAGGAAGTATTATTGAAACTAGAGATCTAGGTTATTCTGAAACAGAAGCCCTACCCGTAACAGGAAATAACATTAATGGTAATGCTGATGGTACGGCGAACTTTGTTGATACAACCAACACCTATACGGAAGGAGAAGAAGTTACTTTTAGTAATTATGAAGGCAATTTTGGGGCTATGGAAGGAACGCATGGTGTTGTATCAGTAGAAGATGGTAATACATATAATTTAGGCAATATCTCCTACCCTTCTACTGTTACTAACGATGGGGGTAATGAATTATTAATAAATGATGAGCCTGGTAGCCCTGGATTAACAACTGAAAATGGAACCAATAAAGTAACTGTCCCGTTAAACGATGCAGAAAATATTGTTACTGCGGGAGATATGATTCAGACCGAAGGAGTAACCGAAGATGTTGGTGGAATTTCATCTAGTAACATAAATGGAGAATTTCATGTTGTTCAAGAAACGAGTGAAAAAGATTATGTATTAGGTATAGAAGAAAATCTCTCTTATTCAGCGCCGCCTATTAATACAACATCAAGCAGTTCCACAGTAGTCGTTGATCAAGTAGATCATGGTAAATCAACAGGAGATACAGTAGTAATAGCAGGATCAGCAGCAGTTGGGGGTGTTCCCGCCGAAGATCTCAACAAGACGCATACGATAGGATATATAGAAGATAGTAATAAATATCAAATACCCGTTTCTACAACAGCTTCTTCGACAGTAGTTTATGGCGGCGGAGATAGCGTAACCCTTGATGGAGAAAGTTCGACTCCCTCTCCAATAGCCACAACAGCTTCCAGTTCGACTGTTACTATTTACCAAAATGCACACGGGCTAGCTGTTGATGATAAGGTAATAATTAGCGGGGCTATGGATACGGGTGGAATTGAGTCAGCATATTTTAATAAACAACACACAGTCGTTTCAGTACCCGATGCCAACAGCTTTACTATCGTGGTGGGAACTACTGCTACCTCAACAGCTACGGGTGGTGGAAATTTAATAATTGTTCGTGTGCCAGTAAAAGCAACATCAACAGAAACAGGCGGTGGAAGTTCTATTGAGACTCACCGAAAAACAGGTACAGGACAAGAGACACCCTGGAAAACACCATTCTTATAAAATGAAAGATTTAGAAATAGTTGCGTTTGCAGAAAAGGAATTTAAAACACCCTTTAAATGGGGGGTGAATGATTGCAATACGTTGATATTAAAATACCTGGATATAGTACATGGCCACGATGTATTGAAGATTGCTCTGGAACAATATTCTTCCAGGAGAGAAGCAATAAAATTTCAAAGAGAATATGGTCAAACCTTATCCGAATTATGTATCAGTTTGGGTTATACCAAAATCCCACCCACTAGAGCGAGGATGGGAGATATTTTAATTATTAAGAAAAAACAATTTGAGATAGGTCATTTATGTTTAGGAATAAAGATATTATCGGTAGTCGAAGATGTTATAACTGATATGGCATTTATTCCTTCCTTCCACGAATTTGATTGGGGATTGAGGATTAACTGATGGCACAAGTTATCGGCAAAGTATTTCTTTGGATAGCCGCAAAAGTAGCGCAAGCTGCGGTAGCTATTGGGGTTTCTGGAAAAATAGCCGCAATCATTGGTTATGTGGTGGCTAGTGCTGCTATTTATTCTGCGGGGAATGCAATAATGGGGCGATTGTCCCGAATACCCGAAATTGGTTTAGAACAACAAGGGGCGATGATATTGTCCAATGCTCCATCTAATACAGCCCCCATTCCAGTTATTTACGGATCCCGTAGGGTAGGTGGAACAAGATACTTTATTGGAACCAGTAACGGATTCAAAGATGGACTGGTATCAAATAAGAATGATTATCTTCATATTATTATAGGATTGGGCGAAGGCCCCGTGTCTGAGATAAGTGCTGTCTATTTAAACAACGTGGAAGCATGGCCCAATAAAGATAATCGGTTTGTCGGAGATTTAGAAAGTGGCAATCCAACAGTTTATGTAGAACCTCACCTGGGAGAAGCTGACCAGGCAGCAAGTACGGAGTTAATTAATATTTCTCAAGATAATATTTTAAACACCCCGACTGAGCCTGGAACGATACCAGGGATTGGCGATCCCATTCCATTTTTTTCGCCATTTCAACAACCTTTTGAATGGACATCCGATCATAGATTAAGGGGAGTTGCTTATCTCTATGTACGTTTGCATTTTGACCAGGAGATCTTCGCTTCTGGTGTTCCTAGCATTACAGCAGATGTAAAAGGCAGATCTGTTAAAGACACCAGGCAATTAGTGAATGGAGTAGCGGGAACAGCTATTACCAGGTATTCAAACAATCCCGCCTTGTGTGTCCGTGATTATTTAACGAACTCAATCTATGGTAGAGCAATTTCAGAAGATCTTATTGATGATACTTCGTTTGAAGCAGCTGCCAATTATTGTGATGAAGAAGTTACTTTTGAATATACAGAGAATGGTTTTGGAAAAACAGCTACACAAAAGAGATATACCCTAAATGGTATGGTTATTACAGCAGAAAGTAGTTTAAACATCGTGAATAAGATGATGACTTCATGCAGAGGATCCCTGGTGTTTAGTGGGGGTAAATATAAATTGATTTTAGATAAGCCTGAAACTGCTGCTCTAACTTTTGATGAATCAAATGTAATGGGTAATTATGAAATTACATTAGCGGGTAAGGATGTATTAGCTAATCGTATAGAAGCATCCTTTTTTAATCCTGAAAATGAATGGCAAGCTGATTTTGCTTACGAAGAAAATATACCAGGCAGAAATGTTTATGATAATGGCTTACTGTTAGAGAAAAAGATTGAATTACCTTATACGGCTAATCGTCTTATGGCTCAGTACATAGCTAGGCAAAATTTATCTGCTTCCAGGCATAATGTCATTTTTAGTTTTAGAACAACACAAGAAGGCTTATTAACAGAAATAGGCGATGTTATTTATATTAAATTAGAAGCCCCAGGATGGAATACACTTAATAGTAATGCGGGCAAGAAGTTTAGAGTAGTTCAAATAGAAATAGAAGCAAGCGATGAAGTTAAAATAACTGCGATTGAATATAGCGAAGTAACCTATCAGTTATACCCACCCGCCTTTAGATCTGCACAAGCAACGGCCCTGCCACATTTAAACGTAGTATTACCACCCACAAATTTAACGGCAAGTGAAACTTTATTTTTCAGTTCACCTAAAGTAATTAACCGAGTTAGCCTTGCCTGGACTGCGCCAACGATTGCTTATGCAAAAACTTATGAATTGGCTTATAAAAAATTAAATGATACTCAGTTTATTGCTGTAGCTACGACAAAAGGAACTCAATATACCCTGGATAACTTAAAACCAGGAACCTATACCTTTAATGTCAGGGCTACAAATAATGCGGGTTATACAAGTGCGTATGCAGCGCAAACTTTAGCAGTTAAAGGAGTTACTTCCTTACCTTTAGTTAATCCCCCTGGAATTACAGGAGTAACAGAAGCCCTGGTGAGTAGTACATTAGGATCTGGAATTAAAGCAAAAGCTACGCTTACCTGGACTGCGGTGGCTAATCCAGAATGGGAAGCTATCGGAGTAAGTATTGACAGTTATGAAGTGCAATACAAATTGACTTCCGTAAGTGGAAATTATGAATCTCCTGGATCTTCTACGGGGACTTACTTTGAATTTTTTGATATTGAACCAGGTAACTACAATTTTAGAGTAAGGGCTATTAATGATTCAGGAGTTAAAAGTGTCTTTGCTGAAACAACTGCTGAAATTGTTGCCCTTACTGCTGCCCCCGCAGACGTAACTAATTTTTATTTAAGGGCTGATGGTGTGGAAGCGCATTTATCTTGGGATGAAACAACAGATCTGGATGTTAAGGTGGGTGGTACTTTTGAAATAAGACACAGCACTTTAACCAGTAGCGCTACCTGGATTGCATCTACTCCTATTGGGGATGCAGTAGCGGGATCTGCAAATGGAACAACGATGCCATTATTGGTAGGGACTTATTTAATTAAGGCCGTTGATTCAACAAACCATAAATCGGATTCTGCAACAACAATAATCAACACCATTTCCCCATCGGTTATGCAAAAAAGAACTTATCAAAGTATTACAGATACAGCGTTTGCGGGAACTAAAACAGACATGGTAATTAATGATGATGGTACTTTATCTTTAGAGTCTGACACCCTTATTGACGCTATGACTACATTAATGGATACCTGGGGAGAATTTGATTCGATAGGTGGTGTGGATTTAGTGGGTACTTATGAATTTAGCGATAAGATAGATTTAGTATTAGCGGGGGGCGCTACTTTATCGGGTGGAGTTACTTTTACCACCGAAAGCTTAAATGATTATATGGATATGCGTACTACGAATTTCGATAGTTGGGCTGATTTCGATTACAACACAATCTTCGATGATATTGTAACTACTCTCTATGTGGCTACAACAACAGATGATCCCGCTAGTGGTGGCGCTACCTGGAGTGATTATTCTGAATTTAGCATCGGTAATTATTATGGCAGGGGTTTTAAATTCAAATTGAAAGTAACTGTGGAAGATTCTTCCCATCAAATTAATGTTACCCAATTAACAGCGAAAGCCGAAGTGTATTATCGTTTTGAGTCAGAAGGTGTAACAACAAGCACAAGTGGATCTGCTTTAACTTATGATAATGCTTTTAGGGCGGCTCCCCAAATCAATATAACGGCACAGGATCTAGCAACGGGAGATTATTACACTATTACTAGCGCTTCGGGGACAGGATTCACTTTACAATTTTTTAATTCCAGCGACACAGGTATCGCCAGATCTGCTTATTATATAGCCAGGGGATATTGACAAAGATGGAATGGCACTTATGGTTTTTGATTGTAAATTTACAAAGATAGAAGGTATATTTTATGGCGCAACATGATTACGTTATTGCAAATGCTAACGGCGCTGCGGTCAGGGCAGACATCAATAACGCACTATTAGCAATCAGTTCTACGAATAGCGGTAGTAGTGAACCATCAACCACTTACGCTTATGAACTGTGGCTTGATACTACAAATAATTTATTAAAATTAAGAAACGCAGCAAATGATGCTTGGATAACCCTGGGGTTATCTGTAACAGCAAGTAATACAGTAGATATAGATGGCGGGGCCATTGATGGAACAGCGATAGGCGCTAATTCAGCAACAACAGGAGCGTTTACTACAGTTACAGCAAGTTCCACTATTTCAGGAACTTCTATAACGGCTTCCACTTCTTTATTAACCCCTTTAATTGAATACACAGATGGTGATGATGCGATTACCATAGCAGATGGTGGTGGGGTAACAATAGCCGATTTAACGGCTACTACAGCCGATATAAACGCAGGTTCGGTGGACAATGCCACCATAGGGGCAGCAACGGCAAATACAGGCGCATTTACCACTTTAGCGGCTTCTGGCGCTACTGATTTAAACTCAACTGTGGCCATTAGTGGCCATGTTTCCTTAGATGGATCTGCAAATGAATTAAGATTTTATGAAGGCGCTAATTATGTGGGCTTTGAAGCCCCATCATTGAGTGCCGACCAAATATGGATATTACCCATAGCCGATGGAAGCGCTGACCAGGTACTTTCAACCAATGGATCTGGAACTTTGTCTTGGGCTACTGCGGGTGGTGGTGGCGCATCTGATATAAACGGATTAAGTGATTGTTTGGTTGAAAACAACTCCATCTGGATTGGGAATGATCCATCTGGTACAACGAGTACAGCCACAGGGAATATTGCTTTAGGTACGACAGCTTTAGATTCTATTACAACTGGCGATAACAATGTAGCCCTCGGATATGACGCTCTGGCGGCTTTGGATACTGAAAGTGGCAATACTGCTGTCGGTTATCAAGCCCTAACAACAAGTCATACTAACGGAACGAACACGGCAGTCGGTTATCAAGCGGGTTCGGCTGTAACTGATGGGGCAGGTAATAATCTTTTTGGGTATCAATGTGGGGATGCTATAACAACTGGATATGGTAATGATTGTTTTGGTAGCCACAGCATGGACACAAGTGCAGCAATTACAGGCTATACAAACGTCTGCTTTGGTCAATCAAGTTTTCGTGATCTGACTTCTGGTATACAAAACTCAGGAGTAGGAAACGCTAATTTAGCCAATGTTACGACAGGAAGTACAAACACGGCCATTGGATATAACACATTAAAAGTTATCAGCGCAGCCAATGCAAATACGGCGCTTGGAGCTAGTGCAGGATTAAATGTTACAGATGGTGAAAACAATTTATTACTAGGCTATACAGCAGGTATAACGGGTTCTCCTGGTGGTAATATAACAACAGGGGATAATCAGGTATGTCTAGGTGATGAAAATATAACTAATGCACATATACAAGTGGATTGGACTATTGCTTCGGATAAACGAGATAAAACCGATGTAGAACCAATGGATTTAGGACTGGAATTTATTAACCAACTGGAACCAGTTACTTATCGTTGGGATAAACGTAGTAAATATAGCGGGGATCAAAGTGTTAGCCCTGATGGAACACACAAAGAAGAACAACTGGAAGGTGGGTTCTTGGCACAAGATGTAGAAGCCATAGAAGAACAGTATGGTCATAAATTATCTGACAACTCTAATTTAACTTTTAATTTAAGCGAAGATGAACAGATGTATGGAATAAGATATAGTAAATTTGTTCCCATGTTAGTGAAAGCAGTTCAAGAACTTTCTGCGGAAGTGGAAGCATTAAAAAAGGGGAAAAATAATGGCAGTAACTAAAACGCTAACCAACGCTATTCCTTACAATTTAAACAATAAGGTACAACAATGGGATTTTACTATGAAATACAATCAAGGCAGCAAAAGTGCAAATCCACCGACATATTATGAAGCTATTTATAACACTATAATTTCCGCAACAGGGCCAAAGGGTACTGTGAATTTTACACCTAAAGCGGAAGGCAGTTGGACTAAGGCAGAGTTAATAGCTTTATGTCCTATTGCACAATGGGACACAGTATTTGCGAGTCAGTACGATAGTGTAATTACTAACCCACCAGACTTGCCTGTGCCTGATCGAGATTACGTTATCCCTAGTTAATCATAATTATTTAAGGAGAGATAAGTAATGGAAAAAGTGGAATTTGAAATAGAACTTCCGAATGGAAAAGGAATTAAGAAATATAAATCAACGGAGTTAACAGACGAACAATACGGAGTGGCCGTACAAATGCAAAATTTGCAAACTAATGTCCAACAACTAGCAAATGTGGTTATGGAATTTAATATGAAGCAAGACCATTTTCGGCTCAAGCAAAAAGAATTGGTAGATCTGTTAGAAATTAATGGGGCAAATAGCGGAAGTAGACGCAAGATTGAAAAGCCATGAAGCAGAATGCGCTCAGAGGTGGCGAGAAAACTATCGCCGCCTGGAATCTATAGAACAACAATTAACCACACTTAATACTCAAATAAGACTCGCATTAGCCTTCCTGGTAGTAACATTGGGAAGTTTCTTTTTTATCTCATTAATTTAATGACGAAGAAAA